CCGTCATTGCAATACATGGGCAGGCCCACAGCCACGGCCTTGGAGGCGTCCAGCGCAGCGTTGTAGCCCTTCGGCGGTCCCTCAATCTCCACGATATACTCGTCGGTGGCGGCGAAAGAGCCCAACGAGGTGGTCGCAATGGCCCCCTTGCCCGTGATGGACCCGTCCGGCGTCCATGTACACACCAGGTCCGTGCCCCGCGTCTTAATGACGGATGCCGCGGCCCCGGTAGGCTTACGAATGACACGCTTGATTTGGACGGCTTCAATCGCGAAGGGCAGGCCGAAGACCTCCACCTCGTCCGCATCCTTGTAAACCACCGAGAAGTCCCCGGCGACGTTGCTATAGGTTGCCATGGAATCGCCTCCACTCTCGCTCACGGGCAAGAGGTGATAACCCTTCGTGCCGGTGCTATCCGTGCCGTAGTAGTACCCGTTGCCCGGGCTCGCGCTATCGTTGTCCAGGGTGATGGTGTTTACCGCCCGGTTGAGCGAGTCGCTGAACGTGAGCGGTACCTCGGCCCCCACATCGCTGGCCGTCAGCCCGTGCGCCCCAAAGGCGTAGGTGGTCGCAGCGGTCGCCTTGAGAAAGTGCCCCGCCGTTAACCCGGCCACCGGATGGTTCGTCGTGTCGACGAGGTTGTGGATGGTGGCCGCGGCCCCTACGTCAGCGGCGGCCAGAGCCACGTTGTTGATGTCGTAGGTCTGCCCGGCAGGGATGTTGATGGACCCCGCCGCATCGACCGTGGCCAGCGAGTTCTTGACGGTCTTGCCCGTGATCCCGTCATAGATCGCAATCGCCGTATCCGTGGCCGCGGCCGGGCCGACCACATAGGCTGCGTGCGTGTGCGTGTAGGTGCCGAGCGCCTGCCATGCCGGGCCGACGTGGTTGGTCAGCACCCAGCGCGTCTCGTCGTCGAGCTGCCGGGCGGTCTTGCCCACGTCCGTGGCGGTCAGGCCGACGGCCCCGGTGCGGGCGGCGGCGTTGGCATATTCAAAGCTGTGGGCCGCGTGGCGGCTCGCCAGGGGGATGGATCGGTGCAGGGTCACGCGCTACCTCCGGCCGCGGCGGCGGCAAAGCTGCTTGAGCGCGAGCACGGCCTGGTCAAACCGCTGGGCCTCGCTGTTCGCGTACTCCACTGCCAGTGTACCCCATTGGCCCTCGGGATGCGCGGAGGTGGCTAGGTCCGCAAAGGTGAACCGGTAGGCCACCGCTCCGGCGTGCCGCTCCTCGCAGGCGTCCACGATGGGCAGCCCGCGCAGGTAGCAGAACGCCGCGAACGGAAGGTCCGGCGTGGTGCGGTCCATGGCCTAGCGCCGACGGCGCGCGGGGGCCTTGGGGGGATCCTTCGGCGCCGGAGGCACCGGGGTGAACTGCGGCGTTGGCCGCGGCAGCGGGGCGGGCTCCGGCTCGGGTTCCGGCTCCGCAAGCTCGAGGCCCTCGACGGGCAGCGGGCCGGCCGCGAGCACCGGCGCTGGCTTGAGGCCCTCCACCGGGGCGTAGCCGCCCTGGCCGCCCGCGAGCAGGCGGGTGCTCATCTCCTGGTGCAGCATGCGCTCAAGCGCCGCCTGGTCGGCCGCCTCGAACCGCTCGACCTGGGGGTGCTCGGCGCACTCGGCCCAGTCCTGGTCCGTGGCGATGATGCGGACGGGGCTGGGCACGTCCTCGAACCCGGCCACGAGCTTGGTGCCGCTCACGAGGGTGTGGCTGCGGCAGCGGTCGCCGGTGCGATAATTGTACGGGCGCATTCGGGCACAGCGGATCATGGGGGCTCCTTCTGCACTGCGCAGCGCCCCAGGATCGCCGGGGCGCGCGGGGGTTCCTACTTGGTGACGAACGTGACGTTGAACGTCGTGCCGGACAGGTTCACGCCGTTGCCGACCTCGGCGCGGGTGGCGCTGCCGCCGTCCAGGCACTTGAGACCGATGGCGGTCCAGTACGGCTCGTACTGCCCGCAGTCGCCGCCGACGATGTCGACGATGGTCGGGTTGAGCGGGCCGCGGACGTTGGTGTCCGTGGCCAGCCCCTCGGCAGTCTTGATGGCCAGCTTGAGGGCCGTGTGGATCGCGGCCGACAGCGTGCCGTTGGTCGGATAGGCGCCGTCGCCGGCAAAGCTGCACTTGTACAGCATGCCGCCGTCCGGAAGCGCGAGGGTGTTGCCGATAGTGATAGTTCCGATGGCCATGGGGCCTCCTTACTTCGTGACGAAGCTGACGTTGAAGGTGGTTGCGCTCACGTCGGCATGCAGCGCGATCTCCGCGCGGGTGGCATCGCCGCCGTCGAGCACCTTGAGGCCGGTCGCGCTCCAATACGCCTCGTACTGGCCGCAGTCCCCGCCGATGACATCGAAGATGGTCGGATTCTCGGGCCCGCGCACGTTGGTGTCCGTGGCGGCAAGCTCCGCGGTCTTGATGGCCAGCTTGAGCGCGGTCAGGACGTCCGCGGCTAGCGTGCCGCCGGTGAGGTAGTCCGCATCGCCCGCAAAGCTGGCTTGGTACGCCCGCGCGCCGTTGCCCAGGTTCATGGACCCGTTGATGGTGATAGCACCGATGGCCATGGTGGCCTCCTAGCGGGCGTGCCCGCGGTTAGGGTCAGACCTGCCGCCCGATGACATACACGTCCAGGGCGAGCGTTCCAGCGCCGGTCTCGGCGGCTTCCACGTTGGCGTACACGGTCGCGTTTCCGGCCAGGGCCGAGGTGTTGGCTGCCAGCGGCACCACGCGGGTCGCCCCAACGGCGGTGAGGCCGGTCAGGGCCAGGGCGGCGGCAATCTGCGCCCCATCCGCGGCCGTGCCAATGTTGACCGTGCCGTCCGCGTTCAGCGCGCCCACGTTGGTGACCACCTTCAGCACGATGTGCGTCGGCACAAAGGTCTTGGCAACGTCGCCCGAAAGCGCGGCGGATACCTCGATTTCGTCCGTCTTGATGTCCAGCGCAGCGCAACGCGCGGTGACGTGGTCATCGGCAACGGCCGCTAGGCTGGTCGCCATGGCCGCCGACATGAAGCCGCTCGATACGCCCGCCACCGCATCGGCATGCAGGGTGCCGCCAAGCTGGTTGCCGTGCGCGTGCACGTGGTCCTCGTTGCTCTTGATCAGGCTGGTTCCCGCCGCCGCTACGCCGATGGCCGCCGGGGCGGCCACCGAGGCGCCGCGCTCGATGAGGATCCACGCGGTGGTCGCCTGGTTCCAGGCGATGCGGTCGCCCGCCAGAAACACCTGGCCGGTGTTCGTCCGGGTTGCGCCGCCGTTATCGGTGCAGCCCGTGCTCACGGTGTAGAACCACCCGGTTTGCACGGCCGCAACCAGCGGGAAATCCGCCGCCGCGTTGATGTCGCCCTTGTACTGATAGGGCGAGGTGATCGTGGCCAGCTCCGCGCTCGCCGTGTTGAGGTCGGTTTGGATCTCCCGGAGTTGCACGGCCAGGTCGCGGTTGGTCGAAACCGGGTCCGGCGTCAGGTGCGATCCGCCCTGGAAGTGTTGCAGTGGGGTCAGGACGATGGTCATGGGGGCCTCCTATCAGGCGACGACGACGCCGGTCAGCTTGGCCACGGCATCGGGCTCGACGAACGAGAAGCCGACGCGCACGGACACGTGGAGGCGGGTCTTGCCCTCGCTGGCGATGCGCTCCTTCTCGAGCTGCACCTGGCGCCAGAAGCCGACCCGTATATTTTTCGGATGCGTGAGGATGCACACGGTCTCCGTGCCGATGCCCAGGGTCTCCGGAAACACCGACTTGGCCATGAGCTTGCGGCCCTGCGGCATGAGTGGGGCCCACGCGCCGTTCAGGTTGGCATCGCCGAGCGCGGTGGCGCGGGCGCCGACCACGTCGCGGTAGTCGATCTCGGCGTTCGGAGAGGTCCAGATTTCCTGCTGGCCGCGGAGCCGGTCGTACTGCACCGGCATGGCCTTGACCAGGTTCTTGAGCGCCGTGGGGTTGAGGGCCACGCCGCCGGCGGCCGCGGTGTGCAGGGTGGCGGCGGCGATAACGCCGTTGTACAGTGCGAAGATGCCGGTGCCCGTCGCGGTGTTGCCGTTGATGGTCACGTCGGCCAGGTCGAGGGCCACGTGCTCGGCCATGAGGTCCTGCACCGTGTTGGCGAACGTGCCGCCCTCGATGCTGTCCTCGAGGAGCTCGTCGGTCAGGTCGATGGCGCCGCGCATCAGGTGGGTGTGCAGCACGGACTGCTCGGTGGTCGGCTTGCTGCGGTCGGCCAGCGGCAGGGCCACGCCGGTGGTGCCCGGCTTGAGCACCTGGCCGGTGATGCCCACGCGGTCGATGTTCTGGTCGTAGGACTTGAGCGTGCGGACGTCCACGGCGCTCAGGATGTCGGAGGCCTTGATGGTTTTCTTGATGAAGCTCTGGGCCTGCTCCGGCAGCAGGTAGCCGCCGTCGGCGATCAGGTCGGACACGGCCATGTCAAGCTTCTCGAGCAGGGTGCGGTTCGGGGTGCTCATGCTACTTCTCCTCGGCCGCAACAAGGGCGGCGAAGTCGGCGGTCCACGGACTCAGGGTGGACGCAGGTTTCAGGGTCCCGGCAGCGGCCACCTCGCCCGCGGGCAGGGCGGCGGCGCTCCCGATGGCCGCGCGTAGGCGGCTGACCTCGGCGCGCAACCGTGCGGCCTCGGCCTTGGCGATCTCGAGGCGCGGGTCCACCGGCGCGGGGGGCGCGCTTTTGGCAACGGGCGGGGCCTCCTCGGCCGCGGGCTGCGCCAGAATGGCTTCGACCATCCGGGTAGCGACCCGGCCCTGCGCAGCGGCCAGCCAGTCGGGGAACGACGGCGCGGCGGGCGCGGGGGCAGCGGCGGGGGGCGCACCCGCGTCGCCCTTGAGCTGCGCTTGCAGGGCAGCCGGTAGGGTAGCGTCGAGGGCGTCAGCGGGGTCAAACGCCACAACCTGCCCGGCGGCCAGCGCCGCGTGGACCAGGTGGGCGTACAGTGCCGGATCGCCCGGGGCGGCCCGGAACGCGGCGAGCGCCGCGGCGGGGTCGGCCTTTACGACCAGCATCTTGCTGTGCTTGTTGGCGCCCCGAGGCACCAGGGACACGAACTCGGGGTCGATGTCCTCGAGGCGGGTCAGCTCGAAGCTGCCGTCCTGCTCGGGGCGCTTGGTGGTCTTGGTCACGTTCACGGCTGGTCCTCCACGGGGGTGCGCGTGCCGCTGCCGCCGATGCTATAGGCCCCGATGGCGCCGCTCTTCACGGCCTCCCAGAGCTTGTCATCCTGCATGCGCAGCGCGAGCAGCCAGGTACCCTTGCGCACCGGGTAACCGCCGATCTCCACGTCGGCCGGGCTCAGGTACGACTCCAGCACCCGCACGCGGTCGTTGCCGAGCGCGCGCCAGGAGTGACCCAGGTCCACCTGCCCGCCGTGCTCCATCCACCGATGCGCCGCCTTGCGGATGTCCGCCGCGGATTGGATGTCGCCCTCGGCGTCCGGGTCCAAGTCGGCATCAACGCCGTCGTTGGGCTCCATGACCACGGAGAGCACGTAGCGCTCCTCGGCCTCCTCGGGGGCGTCCGCCTTGAGCAGCTGCACCCCGCCGAAGACCAGGCGATCATTCATGGCGGCCACGGTCGGGTCCACGCCCTTCGCGGCCTTGGGGCGGCCCACGATAGCCCGGATGTCCGGCCCAAAGTCAATGGTGCGCAGGGAGCCCTCGGCGAAGCTCGCCGGGTCCGCCTGCCGGAAGCGGTAGTAGGCGTCGGTCTCGTCCACGCCATGGTCGGCCAGGCCGTCGTCGGCGTGTTGCCCGATCCATGCGCGGGCCGTCTCCGCGGTCCACTTGTCCTTCGGGAAGAGCAGCGACTGAACGGTCATCCCGCCCGCGCCGGTGGCGGCCGGGGCCGCAGCCTGCTCGATGAGGTACGTGTCCGGGTCGGCCACGGGCACCACGCACAGGTCGGCGACGTGCGCCGCCGGGCCGTGGGCGTCCGTGTCCTTGATCAGAGCCTCGCCCGGGAAGCAGGCTTGCACCGCAGCGGCCAACCCCACGGGGTCGGGCGCCGGGCCGAGCGCGAGCCCGGCGGCGGTGCGGTAGAGGGCCCAGCTGGTGCGCTGTCCGGTCACTCGGCGGCCTGGCCCTCGGTGGCGACCATGGCGGCCCAGTCCCCGGCGAACCATCCGGCCTCGGCGCCCTTGGCCACCGGGTCGGCATCTGGGGCCGGATCATGGACGGGCTCGGGGGCCGGATCTGGGACGGGCGCGGGGGTGGGCTCGGGCTCCACGGGGGGCGCGAGCTCCTGGGTGGGCTCGGGCTCCGCGGGCTCGTCCTTGGCGGCCGGGGTGGCCTCGGTGGCCACGGCGGCGTCCGGGGTGGCGACCACGGCGGGCGTGCCCACGCCGGCCTTAAACCGGGCGTCGAACGCCTTGGCCACGGCGGCCTCGACCATCGCGGCCAGGGCTGTGGGGTCCAGCGATGGGCCCGCGGCCGGGGCCTCGTCCTTCATGCAGTGCACCGCGAAGCGATCCGCGCCCGCGGCCTGGTAGGCGGCCACGGCGTCCATGGCGGCCTTGAGTACGGCCAGGCGGTCGGGGTCCAGCCCCTTGGCCAGCTCGGCCTCGACGTAGGCCTGGAAGCCCGCGGCGTCGAGCACGCGCACCTCGAGCCCGCTCGGCAGCGCCCGCTTGCCCTGGAGGGCCTCGGCGGCGGCGGTGTACTTGGCCAGCTCGGCCCGCCCGGCGTCGTCGAGCGTCCCGGCCGCGGCCTGCGCCGCGAGGGCGGCATGCTTGGTGAGCAGTTCGAGGAAGTTCATTGTAGCAGGTCTCCCGGCGTCCACAGGTTCCCCCGGGGGCGCTCGTAGGTCTGGCCGGTGCACTCCACGCGGAGTGCCTCGGCCAGGGTGTCGATAGTGCGGCGGATGGACCAGCCCCAATCCCCGCGCATGCGGCGATAGAGTTGCGCCAGGATGGCGGCCCGGCGCTTGCGCTCGGCCTCGCTGGCCATCATGCGCCGCGCAAAGTCCATCCCGTACAGGGCGGCGTCCGCGCGAAAGGATGCGGCCAGGGCCTCGGCAAAGGCGCGCTGCACCGAGGCCATAAGCGCCGGGTCCTCGGCGAGGTCGCCAAATGGGGTGCCGGTTGCTTGGTGCGCCTGTGGAATCAAGACGTGCATCCCCCACAGCGTACCGCCCCGGGGGATCGCCCGCAACGGCGGGGCCAGGTCAGGGCGGCGCGTGAAACCGCACGGCCGCGGCGGTGGGCCCGAGGCGCAGCCAGCGCCCGGCGGTGCCGGCATCGAGGAAGGCGCGGGCGGCGGCGGCGTGGTCCGCGGCGGGGTCGGCCAGCGCGGCGCGGTAGCGGGCGGCAGCGGCGAGCCAGCCGGGGCAGTCGTGCCCCGTGAACCGGGCCCAGCGCTCCCCGTCCCGCAGCACGGCCCGCGCCAGGCCCTCGCGGGCGGACGCGGATTCGTTTGCCAGCACCGCGGCGAGCAGCACGTCGGCGTCCCCGATGGGCGCGGCCACGGTGGCTAGGGCGTTGGCCCCGGCCCAGAGGAAGGTGGTCGCCAGCGCCAAGGGGTCCACCCCGCGCCATGGCGTGCGCACCGGGAGCGTCCTAGCCCGGGTGCGGCCGGCATGGATCTCGACGGCGGCGGGGCTCCCAGATCGGCGGGCGGCGTCGAAGCCAGCCCGGGCCTGCACGGCGGGGTTGGGCAGCGCCACCACATCGATGGGGGCGAGCTCGCCCATGACGGTGCTGCGCCCGGCCAGCGGGGCGCGGTAGAGCTCCGTGCGGGGCTCCCCCAGGCCGAAGCGCGTGGGCTCCGGCACGGTGCGCGCCACGTAGCCCCGGGGGATCTGCACCGTGGTCAGCATCGGCTCGGTGGTGGTCCGGCAGCGGAAGTGGTACGGCGGCGGGCCCACGTTGGCGGCCAGCATGCCGTTGCCCGCCTTGAGGTAGCGGCCCAGGCCCCGGTCGTCGGCCACGCCGAAGCCCGAGCGCAGCACCTCGGCGAACTGCGTCCCCGTGCGGGTCTGCATGTAGCGCGCGCCCGTGTCCGCGTCCCGCTTGATCTCAAGGAACGGGTTGGCCGTGTAGATGTCCTCGGGATTCTCGATGGCCGCGACCTGGTTTAGGTGCGCCATGCACCCGGACACGCTCAAGACCTGGCCATCGAGCAAACGACATTGTATCGTAGTACGTTCGTCAAGCACTGATACAATCACCAGCTGTTCGATGCCCGCCTCCTGATAGCTGTGGATCTCGGTGGTTACGCGGGCGCGCTGCGTGGCGACCGAGGCCACCGCGATGGAGTACGAGTCGCCCTTGGCGGCCCATAGGCCGGGGAGCTGCGCCCGCAGCTGGCCCGCGATGTCTACCCGGCCAAGGCCCTGCTCGAGCCCGGCGGCCACGATGCGGCGGCCCTGCTCGGTGAGCGCGGCGGACCGGCGACCGAGGGCGTCCCGGAGGAAGAACCCGCTCTGGGTGCCGATCTGCTGCACCGCAGCCCGGTTGGGCAGGCTCAGCGAGGTCTGCACCGAGGGGGCCACCTGCTCCTTGAGGTTGAGCTTGGTCCTGGTCGCGAGGTCCGTGACGTTGACCTCCAGGGTGCGCTGCCACGCGGGCAAAAGCGCGGCCACGGTGGCCTGGGTCAAGAAGGCGCGGGCCTCGGTCAGCAGGGCGTCCGCGCCCGCGGCCGAGAGGGTGCTCCAGTTGACGTTCAGGCGCTCCAGGTAGCGGGCCAGGGCCGGGGCCGACAGCGTGCGGTCGTGCTCCCGCAGGGCGGTGGCGAGCAGCGCGGCGGCGCGGCGCAGGTCCGGGCCCCGGGCGGCCTTGCACACGAGGTCGTCCACGAGCAGCGTCGCCCGCGCCCGATCCCGGGGCGTGCTGGTCACGGTGCCCTGGTGCTGCCAGAGGTCCGGGGCCACCTGCTCGAGCACGGCCACCCCGCCGGGTAGGCGGGCGGCGGCCCGGATGGCGCTCGCGCGGGAGCGGGCGGGATGCCGCACCGGGGCGCCCCCGTCCGGCCACAGGGCCCAGGCGGCGGGCGCGTGCGCGGCGGCGGGGAGCCCTTGCTGCAAGCGAGCGTACGCCTCGGAGGGTCCGAGCGCCCGGGTGGGCCACAGGGCCCAGAAGCCAGCGTCGGCGAGCTCGAGGTAGCGCGGCGCGGCGCAGGCGTCGCACACGGCTAGGGCCTCGCGGGCGGGGGGCGCACGCCGGCCCGCTGGAGGGCGGCGGGAATCGGGCGGCTCGAGGCGGCGATGCGCTCGCACGGCTCGGCCCGGCCGCTCACGATGCGGAACGTGATGCCGCACTGCTTGCACCGGCCCGCGCCGCACGTGATGGGCTGGGCCAGGGTGGGCGCGGCGTCCGTGCCGCTCAGGGTGTTGGCGGTAAACTGCATGGCCGCGCACGCGGGGCAGGCCAGGATGTACAGGCCCGGCTGGCGCTCCAGGATGAGCCCGGCGGGCAGGCGGCCGCCCAGGGCGCGGAGCGAGTCGGCCCCGCGCTCCAGGCGGTACGGGGTGGCCCAGGTCACGGGGCCCCCATGGGGGTGCAGTAGGTGGTCACGGCTCCCAGCGCTTCGAGCGGGGAGAGCAGGCGCAGGGCGGACGCGGCCCCGCTGGCCCGCTGCCCGGTCCACGCGGGCACGGTCCCGATGAGCAGGGCCTGTACGGCCGGGTTGAGCGGCCAGGTAACGGGGTGCAGCGGCGGCTGGCCCAGGATGTGGTGGCTCCCGACCAGGTGCACGCCCCACGCGCGGCCGAGGTCCCGCAGCACGGCCTCGACCAGGCGATCCGCGCTGGCGTCGTTCCAGGCAGCGCCGAAGCTGACCGGCACGCTGGCCGGGGCTGGACCGGCGGTAGCGGCGAG